TTAGTAATTTCATACCAGCATAGCCAAAATTACCCACTTGTTCTGTTAACAATCTCGTCAAAGCCTTCCCTGTAACGCTGCCATTCGTTCCATCCCAGTCGTCAATATAAAACGATAGTTGATCGTCTGAATCATAGGAATTAAACTTGTATTGCTCGTTATTAGAATCATAATAAAAATATCCATTGTTTCCTATTATTTGGCTTGCTGAGTCTATTCCCGGTTCACCTGTTGTGATTTTGCCAAGTACCTGCACTGTATAATCACCAGAAGTAGAACTAAATTCTGTCCCAGTTGGACTTAACAAAGAATAGCTAACTCCTGTTGCGTTGGAATTACTCAATGAACCATCATCTTCGATTAATAAAATATTGTTTCTTATATCGGCAATATCGTAAACTGTAGCGCCTACTTGTACTTGCCAAGCAGCAACTGCATGTCCTTGAGCGACATCCCAAAGAGTTGTAATAGGATAATCTGCATAATTATATTCAGAATCTGACATGGAATGTTTATTTGCCTGTGCCGCTGTGAATGACCAAGATGCCAAATTTATATTTGATAAATTGAAAGTAAAAGGCGCAGTGTTGATTGGCTCTGTGATAGATCCTATTGCTCCAATATATGAATTTTTTGGATTTTCAACCTCATACTCACCAGAATTAGAACTTGGCCCAAGAATTTCAAGCAATGTTTTATTAGAGTCAGAATATATTCCTAGTGACTGAAAATTAACTTGAGCACAATATAAGTTTATTGTGTCATTATAACCAGTAGCTGTGCCTGTGAAAACAGGAATAGGGCTGGGTGAAGGTGCAGGGCTAGGTGAGGGCGATGGTACAGGGCTAGGTGAGGGCGATGGTGCAGGGCTAGGTGAGGGCGATGGTGCAGGGCTAGGTGAGGGCGATGGTGCAGGGCTAGGTGATGGCGGTATAGGAGTTAAACCGGGTGTCTGCTGAAAGACCCATTCATCCATAGACAATGGATTTTCATATAAGTCAGACATTTTAACTTCAGGTGTTGGACCTACTTTGTCTAAAAACCCAAGTTTTTGCCCATCAGTTTCATATAGAGAGTTCGAACGCATAGCAAAAGGCACAAGCATATTCGTGGCAAGATCAATTCTTAATACCGCATTGTTTTGCAATCCTAAAAACATGGCACGGTTGAAAACTGTTTGAGCCATGCCTGTGATCATGAATTCGGTAGTCTGGTATTGAACCAACATTTCTATTGATTCTTCTGGAGGAATAATAAAATCTTCAAAATTACCACTAAAATTCAAAGTGTGCAGAACAGCATGGAAAGGTGTGTATTCGGCAACAATGTCTTGAATTTCTTGCAGCCTTTCGTTGGACAATTCTTTTATTCCAACATCTAGGCTATAATATGAACTTATAAATCCACGACATGGTTCTAAAAATGATTTGTCAATATCACAAGGATTTTGGCTATCTCTCAAAGAACCATTGTATTCATCCATGTTGTAAACATTTTCACTATAAGGAAATTTGGTTCTAACTTTGCCAAAATAAAGATAATTAACAAAAGGGTTTTTAGTTGAAATCACGGTGCTGAAATTAGCATCATCTTCTGATATCAACTTTGTATTCCAATCTTTTGGAGGATAATCAAAGTCTCTATCATCTCTAAGGTCAGCTAGCGGTAAATCTTTTACAATGTTCCATATTGTTAATTCCGGGCTTGTAAAGGCTTTAATCTGATATTGTATTTTTATAACATCCCCAGCAACCAGAGGTGCTCCTACCCAAGTCATAGTGCTTATGCCATCGACTGTTGTTATAGAAATGTTTGAAAGGCTGCTTGCAGCATAAGTGCCTGTTACCGATCTTTTTTCCAATTCGAAATAGGTAGGATTAACTGCTAAAGATGTTTTTGTTAAATCCCAAGAATTTGACCCATCATATTTAAAATATTCTGTATAAATGTTATCAGTACCGCACTGCCAATACTGTGTATATTTTTCTAGTGTAATTCCAGCATCAGAAAGAGCTCCACGCAATCCATCATAAGTTCCTTTCTGTTTAAAATTAGGAATTGCTTTTTTGATCTGCCTTCTCCACAAAGTTGGATCATCAGAACGCAAAAGCAATCCAAAAAAATTAGCCAAATATCCAAGTATTGGTTCTTGAGTTGCATTGCTATCAATAATATCGACTACTTGAGCGGCTAAATTGTCTAAAACCGTATATCCTTCAGCCACAGATGCGTTAAAATTATTTAAAGTTGAAACTGTCATGTCATCTTTTGCATATGACATTTTATACATTTCTGGCAAATATAAATCTAGTAGATTTTTATATTGAGAACTATTTATTACATGTGATGGGTTGCTAACTTCGTTTGCTATATCGCTACTTATAGTAAAATGTAAATAAGAAGAAAAAGAGTCTCCAGCAATATTTGGAGTCCAAGTCCAACATATATAATAATCACCTTCTCTAATTGTTCCATTTGGTGACCAAATAAATTTGAAATATCCATTTTGTATTTCTGAACCTGCCTCAACAATTTTTGTAATGATGGAATTAGTATTTGCTGTACCTCTTAACCAAACAGGATTGGTGGAAGATCCGTTATTCAAAACTACCATGGAACTAGAATAAAATGTCGTATTATAAATACTGGTTGCTTCAAATTCTCTTCTAAGCTGATCTGCATTTGCAATATTTTCAGCAGTAGGATCAGTACAGGCTAGTTGCTGAGCTTCCAAATAAGTTTTTTGTCTTGCAACATCAAATTGATCTATAAAAGACTGTTCGTTCAAAGCACCATTAGTGTCTCTTATAATGTAATAAATCTTGATATTATCAACTTTATACGGATCTATATCAAAACAACCGTCTGCATCCGGTGTATAGAAGTCGATTTCAATGTCATCTGTGACTTTGGGGTTCTCATAATACTTTTTTAACATCATTCCTCATCATTCGTACTGGAACTCTATTTCAATTGTATCTGGTCTTATAATCTCAAAGTATTTAGTTGTGACCTGTTTGCCGCTATTATCAGGATTTGCAGTAGTCAAGGTAACATCATACCTGTATGGTTCTTGCACAGAGAATAAGGCTTTAATCACATCAGTATCACGAAGTGTCTGGCCGTAGTCCCAATTCACAAGATTAAAAAACACAGAAAGAGCACTTTGAATTCTTGCTTTGATTGTCTCCTCAAATGTTCGATAATATTTATCTAAAACAACATCTATCAATACTGATGTTAAAACAACAACCCCATCCTTAAGACATGTAAAATCTGTAAGCATCTTTTTGGTATTCAAGTAATCTGTCAGTTCTGCTTTAAATTGCGAATTAGCAATCTGTAATCCTGCATCACCGGATTTTGCTAATATATAAATGTCAATAATGTTTGCAGAACATCCTGCATGTCTTAAAGCAACAGCAGATTTACCCATAACACCATTGTAAGGAGTTACAAAAAGATCACATATTGATTTATAATCAGAACCAGTAACAGCCCTGTTTTGAGATCTGTTGTAAATAGGAAGCTTTCTTCTTATATCTTCTACAGTATCACCATTATACCCAAACTCGCCTCTAGTGTAGTTTGAAAGATTTATCAAAACACTAAAATCTTGTCCCTCGATTGGGACAAGCGTTTCAACATTGGCAAAATTTGTTACTATATTTCCATTTGTGCCACCACCAACTCTATATGTGGCTGTAATTACCGCCCCGGCTGTTGGAATTTGTCCTGCACGATTATTACCAAAGATTATGAAAGCACTAAAGTCTGAGTTGTATTCAACTCGATATTCTCTTCTTGGTTGTGAATCAGTGAAATACTCAACTTTTTCCCACCTTTGACCATCAACATCAACTCTGATAGAATCCAAAAGTACTGGAAGAAAATTCAAGAGGAAACTTTGGTTTATTTCCCCAGTACCTATGAAAGTATCATTAAATGTTTGTCCTTCCAATCCAACTATATTAGAATTTGAAATTGATCCAGCCGGAATCAAAATATCTTGATCATATATTGGTCTATTAAAAGGATCTGCTGGAAACAATTCAATGTTGATGCCAGCACCATTGTTTACCAGAGAAACATCAAAAGGTGTTGGTATAACAAGATCTATGGTTTGAGGAGTACTTATTCTTGCTGTCCACATGCTTTTGGCAGCTATTGGAGGTTGTGGTTGATAGCCAACAAGCTTTGCCAAACGAAAAGCATTTTCTATTTCAGTTACAGTATCAATAAAAACTTCATTGGCTATTTGGTCAATCTTAAATGATAATGTATCTGCTATAAATGCCCAGTTTTCTATAAGCATTAAAGCCAAACTGGATTCTACGAAATCATTGAATTGGTCACCAAACTTTTCTTTAGTAAAAGAAATCAAACGGGCTTTCATGGACCAGAAATCTTGATTTGTATAATTCAGATTAACAGGAGTCGGACGGTTTTGTATGTTCGTCTGTTTGTATGGTTGAATGTCAAAAGGGCAACTATCTGCCATATTATGCCTCGCCTATTGGTACTTGTAATATAAGGTTTTCTACCACATCAATATTATTGAATGTGCTAAATTGTATTTTTATAGAGAGAAAGTTTTCCAAATTTTGCCTCGGATCACCCGATGGCAAAGATGCATTTGCAGCACTGTTTTCAACTTCTATTGAATTTACAACAATTCTTGGTTCCCATGTAGAAATAGAATCCGTTATGGCCTGCTTGACTGTGTTGGAAAGTATTTCTGTGTTTGGTTCAAACAAAAGTCTGCGTAACGGCGTGCCATAAGTAGGCAACATCACCCTGTCTCCGGGGTTCGTCAAAATAAGCTGCAATAGATCCCCTTTTATTCCATCTAGTCCTGATACAGATGCTAGCAATCCACGGGGATTTTTCACTATGGGAAAAGGAGCAGCTAAAAGATCCATTCATACCTTTCTACGATTTACCTAGGCCTTGTATTAATATAAGGTCTCAAATTATATATAGACACAGTTGGCGCATTCGGAGAGGTACTTGCATATATTCTGTCACTTATTTTTAATACTCCACCACCATTTTTACCCGGCACGAAAACAACTACAGGAAAAGCCCCCGGGCCCTTGCCTGTAGGATTTCCTTCCTTGTCAACAGGCAGTTGATAATCTTTGCCAGAAAGTAATACCAAGTCTTCATCTGCTTTGCAAAATATTCTTTTGGCTTGTGTATATTTGTAGTCGCCTACTACTTCATAGTTTGCACCAGAAACATATGTTATCTTGCTACCTTTGTTATCAACATACTTCTTATTTTCAACTTTATATCCTATGTACTCAATACTGTTATCACAAGTACTCAATAGATAGTTGCCACCTGTTCTTAATTGTACAGTGCCCGGTCCAGTGGCTGCTTCAGAAAACAAAAGATAATGAGGACCACGAGTTTTATTATCTTTTTGCGGTGTAAAAAGTCTTGCATATTGATTTTTTGTTTGCTCTTGTGAACCCATGTCAACAAGATCAAGACCCATGCCATATCCAGTCCTAATGCTGACATAAGCAGTGCTTGCTTTAGATTGCGGAACACCACCTTCTCTTCTACATGGTATATCTCTTTTATTTCCACCATCGCTTAGTTGAATTATATTGTTGCTGGCGCTTCTTATAAGAATGCCCTGATTTTGTGTGGCTGGTGATGGACACTTTGGGCCTTCGGAATCATCACATAAAAATATTTCATTACCCAAAGCAGACTTTAGCTTTATTCCATTTTTAACTCCTCTTACTTTTTGAGTTGTGCCACCTTTTTCAGCATCATTCATTTCAATAGTATGGCCAGTTGCAGACTTCCAATAAGTTCTACCCAAATACATGTCTGTGCAACCAAAATCAAATGGCTTGGTACTTCTTGACCATTCCATACCACCCTGAGGATCTTTTACACTATCATCCATGACAAATGAATGTCCGGATATAGATAACAATTGAATTCCAGATTGTGGTAAATCACACTTGTTGTTTTGTGGAGTTTGTGGTCCTTTGTAAGGACGGCATTCGTTCATGTGTTTGAAAAAAGGATTTGCACCAACCTGTGAATTCTTACCGGGGTAGTCTGAGTTGCCACCTATAGTCACTCCACCACAGACTGTAGATCCGGGTGGTTGCTCTACTTTTCGATTGGTATCAAACAAGAAAAGATCAACCGCTTCTTCATCAATGTTGACATTAGCCCTGTTTCTCAAAAGAGTTACATCTTCAACGCTTCTAGGCTGTGGGTTTGGAACTCCGGGTACGCAACTCACATCGCCTTTTTTTGAACCGCAGTCTGGATGCGCCCACTGTCCTGCATAGTGAAGATGATCGTCTTTAAATATCATCCAATTACCATTACCAGACATAATTTCAAGTCGTTTCCATTTTCTATTACATTTAGCATCTCCATCAACCATCTTTACCATGTGTTTTTCAGGAGTTTTAAAGCCGTAAATATTAGGATATGTAATTCTTTTTGCCGCAGCAGGGGATGTTTCAAGATCTTGTACGCTAGTTATATCGAATCCGTTATAGCTCTCAGTATTCCATGGTGGCAAAACTTGGGAACCATCGTTCGGGCCACACAAATATCCATCTCTTTTATCTTTATAAATATTTTCATACTCTGGAATAGGTATGGGAAACTTAGGCCTACCATCTGCACCCCTGTCTCTAGACCATGTAGTGCCAAGATAATAACCAGCAGACCTGTTGCCAGCCTCAAATATTAACATGACTGTGCTGCCAGCAGGAGGAACCCAATTCAAACCGCTATCATCAAATCCACCCATGGTTGAAATGGGATAAGCAAATGGCAAGGATTTATAAGAGCTATTAGGGTCATGTAATTGTGGTGAAAAATAACGAATTCTGTTTTGCTTGTAAATGTCTATTGTGTCAACACACAAGGCTGGATAAATGCCATAAATACTTTGTTTTTGTTTGAGAAGTCTTACCTGTTGCTTTTTAGATGTCTTTGATGCATCCAGCATATTTTTGCTCATGCCAGATAATGCTGCTTCAAGCTCGGCTATTCTAGCTTCCAAATTTTTGATGCTCATTTTTACCTTCTTTGATTTGCAACTGGAGACGACAGTTTTAATGTAGTTTTGTACCCGGATGAATCTATGACATGACTAATACTTTGAATCAAATAATTTGTTCTAGAGAAAAATTCATTGACATTTGGATATGCGACCCAGTCACAATCACCAAGATTGTTTCTTATTCCATAAGGATTCAAATAAATGATACCAATTGTTTGACCTTGCAAAGAAACTACATCTAAATATCTTGGATCTCCCTCTATTTGCAGATCAGCTTCTACAGGAGCAGTAATTTCATAGAATTTACTGGCGGCTGAGTTTGCCCAAATACTTTTAAATTCTTTCTGGTTTGCTTGGGCAGGTGTTCTAAAATTAAGATTAGATCCGGGAATAGACATGGCAGTTTCCAAGCCCTTCCTATTAATTTCATTTTTATAACACTGATTGGTATTTTTAGTTGCTTTTCCATTTGTTGGAACAGATGTTTCTGGCTTGCCCTTGGTAGTATCCATGCCCGTGGCGTTAGCACCAATATTTGTTGTTGGTTCAATAAATGTAAGTTGTACGGATGGTTTAAAATCTAATACTGGAGAGCACTGGCCACCATTAACTATGTAAACTCTTTTTGGCCTATCAGAATTTCCCACACATTCATTGCTAATAATACATGGATCATTAGGGTTTTCCATAATCAAAAGATTAGGCTTTCTTGTCCTAACATCACTTATAAAATATGTTCCTAAATTTCTATCGGTTTGAAATGAATTCATCCATTTTCTCGTCGCTGAAATTGGGTCTTGTTGTTCTGGTGCCCAGACATTTTTAGGACCATTTGTTCCACCATCTGATCCTTTGAATTTAAATGTTTCCAAAACCCTTTGACCGCCATTTCCTCCGTTGGCACTCGTTCCATAGTTTTTATTAATTCTTACGAACTTAACTTCGGCTTCATCTATAAATCTTTCTTGTGAATTTTGGTTAAAATAGTTTTTGCAAGATTCTTTCAAGGATTGTTCAACAGCATTCTTTAATGGAACCTTTTGATCATCTGTACCTACTGCCTTGGAATTTTTTGTGTACGGAGCAGATGCCTGCATACTCCCTTCTAATTTTAATTTATATTCCCAAACACCTTTTGACTCAGAAACGGTAATTTGTGTCAACATGAACCAAAGATAGTTTCCTTCTTCAACGGAGACTCTTGTTCCAGTTGCATCTATAAAGCTATCATCATAAGAAGCCTCTACGCTACCATATTTTTTATATGTTCCGTTGCAATCCTGAAAAATCCAACCGAATTCAACTGCGACAACACTATATGAGCCTTTTTGAGGATCGCATTCCTTGCTTGGCATGATATTAAGAAAATTTGCAAAATCACTACCAGATGTATCAATAATAACCGCTTCAACACCAGCACCATTACTAAATGAATATGTAAAAGATTTTACAAAAGATGCCCCAACACTTGAAATGTCTGCCAAATTCGCAATGCTGGATGAATTGCTGGATCTGTTGCCAACGGTGATCTGTCTTTGCCCTTTAAAAAATATCAAATTTACAAAAGGAGTTTTGACAGCAGCTGGCAGGGGCTGTGCTATAGGACCACATGCGTACTTTTGTGCTTCAAACGGTATGTTACATACTGGCATTATTTCCTCATACGAAGTTACTTGGAAGTCTTATGTTTCTTCCATTTTTAAAATCAAAGATATCCATCATCCCATTAAACTCAAGTATTTTCCACCAATAATCTGGAGTACTATAGACTTTATAACTCACCAAATCAGGTCTAAATTCAAAAGCTTTTGTTATGGTCAAAAACGAATCAGTCTCACTTGTTACTTGAGATCTTTTTTTATATGTAGAAAATGTTATTTTTCTATCATTACCATAAAAAAAGATATTAGAAGATCTGTACCTGCTTGTAAAAGTTACATATGAACCAGCAGTCAATCTTACATTTTTGTCAATCGTATTTGCCATGCTATAATCCTAATTTTAAAATTCTAGATTGTCCGGGAAGGTCCGCAGAGTTGTAAACAACTTCAAAAGATAGTGCGGCTTCAAATTTATATGGAATGTATCCAAAGCTTGACCATGGAACATCTACAGGCCAGTTGACAGATATGCTTTTCAAAATTACACAAAGCTCATAATCACCTAGCAATCTGCCACATTTTATTTTTAAAATCTTTGGAGGAAGAAAAGGAACGCTTGCCTGCTGTGGAGAATCAACCGGATAAGTACAACTTTGCAACAATCTTAAATTTGCCAAATTTTGATTCAGCTTTGACTCGCCATCAGAAATAAAAGTAACATTCCAAGTTATTGCTCTGGTTGTGCCATTTTGAAATGTTTGAGTTGGTATAGATCTGCCTATGCCATTTTCTGTGCTGTAATCGGCTCCATGAGTGTCGCCTATAGTAGGTAAAGAATACATAAAAATGACACTGCTTCCAACACGAATGTAGCAGTCTCTAATTGGTAGAAGATTACCTGTTGTACTTGTTGCCCTTGCCATTTTTCACCAATTATAGATTAGTTACTTCTCTGATACTACTTTCGTTGAAATTACCTGTTGGCAATTTGAAATAATTATCACTTTTTGGTGCGGGAGCTCCAGCATACGCTGGTTTGGCACCACTAGTTCCACCACTACTCAAAACCTCAATCATTTTTCGCATCAACTGTATCATCTGCTGAGAAGCAGAGGCTTCTGTTTCTCCACTCTTAGCAATCGAAGATAGATAAGACCCCATGTCTCCACCAGTGCCAGATGTTGCAGTCGCCATAGCAGCTTGTCGTTGTGGTGGAGCCATGATTCCAGATGGACTAGTTGCTGGCACTGCCATACTTGTTGACATTCCGGCAGGAACAGCGGTTGCTCTGGACTGCCAAGTTTCCGACCCGTGGCGAAAATCAGTATCCGTGTAAGCAGCTGCAGAAAGAGCGGTTGCTCTGGACTGCGCTTGGTTTGTCATTGCAGTGGCATTAGTAGGCTCACTAGGGGCAGCAACAGGCTTAGCACCCTTGGGAGGATCTCCTTTGCCCAATAGCCAACCAAGGCCAACAGCACTAGCTCCCTTGTAAAGGAAGTCCCATATAGTCTTG